CCAGAAAAGGAGCAATGACTTCAATATCTATGTTACCATAAATATCCCGCAGTCTCTAAGGATTCTACATTTTATATATAATCTATAAATATTTCTTTTAATCTTACTTCATTTAAATCTTTTGGATAAATTTCTATTAAGTCAATATCATGTCGTGCTAAAAGTTCAATCTTCTTGTTTGTCTTCTTTTTATAGTAATTTTTTGACATCATTCCAAAAAACTCAACGACTGTTCCATCACATAGAAGCCAATCCATTCTCATCCGAGTTTTATGATTCTTTATAATTTCAGAATAAAAAACTTCTTTCCTGTAAGAAATCTTATTTGCAAATAAAAAATTACTTACAATAATTTCTCCATTTGACAAACAAAAAGTTCCATCCTTTGCTCTACCGTTTCTCCCATATATATTTTTATTCTCAACATATCCAAAGAAATCTGATATAAATTCTTTATAACACCCAAATCGTTGAGTGTATATCCTTGAATCAGGAAGTCCCAACGCAGAAAGCGAAGACGCTAAAGGAATGTAACCAAGATTGATTACCACTGTGCCAAACATATCTAAAAGTTCTCCATCTGTTTTAGACTGCCATTGCCCAAGAATCTTCCTCCTGAGTCCTATCCTAGATGATTTTAGTCTTATCATATTTCTATTGCTTTGAACGTCATCAACACCCAACAACTCGCAAATATTTTTCCACCGAGTTTTGGGATAATGCCTTTTAAGTATCTCCAGATTCTTTTTAGACCACAAGAAATATCCCCTGTCTCGTTTCAAACCTAGTTTGTAGGCATGTTGAATAACTTTTTCCCAGTCAGAAATATTTAACTCAAGTATAGACAAAATATCTTTTTTATCTCCACCCTTGTAATATTTTTTTAAAATATTGTCTCTATCTTTTGTCCACGAATAATGAAGATGTTTTCTACTTAATCCCATCGCCATAGCTTTAGCAACTATAGCACCCCAATTTCTGTTAAGAACTTTGATTATGATGTCAACACTTTTATTTTCATAGTTATAGAGCAAATACTCAGTATCATGATTGCTCCAAACATTTTGCCTGTGCAAACCTAATCTATGAGCCTTAGCGGATATTGAAGGCATATTTCGATTAAATTTATTTTCTAATTCATCAATATCCCAAACACTATAAACATGTTTTAATAATTCATTTTCAGAAGATGTCCATCTTTTTACCTGTCATTTTCAAACCTCAAAGTTGTGTAGTCTTTCCTTGGTCTTAACGTTGCGAATACGTCTTTGACCGATATAGTCATTATTAGGTGTTGTTTTAATCGTACACCTGTATGTTACCATACATTCGGGCATTAGTTTGTTTACCCGCTACCGATTTAATTATATTCTCTTGTTCCAGAGTGTCAATATTTTTCCACTCTTTTCCTAACTGGTCAATTACAACCGTAAAATCTTTGAACCCACCAGTCTGCTTATCCATTATTGACATCTGTTCTCCAGATGCCAAAGTTACCCTATTTAGTGCAGCCTCAACATTGTTGATTGCACCTTCTCCGTCAAGAGCACCAGCCTTAATATCTCTAAAACGAGCAGTCATGGTTTTAAAGGCTGTCCCAACTCGCTCAGGGGCTTCTCTCGTAACGCTTAAAACTGTTCCGACATAGGCTGCTAAATGGTCGATGTCTATTCCCGCAGCAGATGCCGATACAGCAGCTTTCCTAAATGCAACACTCATCTCTTCAACGCTCGTAGCACTTAAATTGTCTATAGCTACAAGTTTGTCTACAACACGAGTGGCATCAGCAGCCTCTAACTTATAAGAATTTAGAACTGCTGTAAGATGCTCTGCCGCATCCGCACTTTCCACGTTGCCGAGTTTTGATAACATCAAAGTCGCTTGCAATAATTCTTGTGTTTCTTCTAATGTTTTACCTTGTCTAATCCATTCAAGGGAACCTGCCGCAACCTGGAGTGTGGTCGCCCCCATTTCTTTAGCTACATTATTATAATCTGATGCCAAATTATTTATAGAATCCCCAGTTTCTCCTGTAATAAGCGAGATGTTTCTCATTTCTTTATCAAGTTCTTTTACATACTCAATCCCTTCACCCATCTCTCGCAAGACTGCGTTTACACCAAAGATAGCTAGAGCATATTGAGCCGCTGATTTAGCAGCAGAAATCATTCCTCGCGAAAAATAGTTCGTTGATTTAGCGGCATTCTGAGTAACGGTCTGAGTTTCTTTTACGACAGGATTTAATTTTCCAAACTCATCTTTAGTTAACTTTATTTTTCCAGTAAATCTTTCAGTGTCTCCAGTGGCATTTTTTACCCACAAGGAATAGTTTTTTAATCCTTTTTCATCAAAGTTAGTTCTAATCTTGAGAACATTTAATCCTTTGGTTTCTAGGTCGCTTTTTAATTTTACTAATTGTTTTCCTAAACGACTAGGGTCTATCCTTGCATCCAGCTTTAAACTAAATCTTTCAGCCATAATAACCTCTTACTTTTTTCAACATAAGCATCCTCCTCTCCATTTAGAACTAATTATCATTCTTACACCCCGCATACAGGGTTACCCACACCCCAGACCCGGTTACATTTTAAGCATAAAAGAGACATTCTATGTGGTGACTACAGCCTCAAAGACTCTAGCTCTTTTACTTCCATGTCTGTTACTGTGTTGTCGTCATAAATTTGAATCATTGCTCCCCCACTCTTCCATGAAAGAAGAGCAATTATAACATTTTGCGGAATACCTCTTCTAACTAACAGAGATACTAGGTAGTGTCTGTACGAATGACTGTAAGCAGTTTTGCCGATGTATTCAGAAGACTTTTTATTAAAACCTCTAACGGTAGACTTTGTAGCGGGTTGTCCGTTCTTCTTTATAAATATGGCATCATGCTCATCTGCCCCACTCTGACTTATCCTCTCGGCTCTCTCAATCAACCATTTTTCGTATATTGGTATAAAGTTATCTTTAACAATATATTTTGGATTTTTTACACCATTGATACCCCTACCTTTAGACTTTATTGGAGTTGTTTCGAGAAGAATTCCATCAAAGACTTCCTTCGATTCTTCGATTATTTTTGTGTCTATTCTCAACAGTTCAGACAATCTTGCTCCAGAATAGGCGGCAAGAGAAATCCACGTTGCAATTTGCAAATCTTCCTTTTCAAAATGCCTTATCATATCTTCCACTTCTTCATCTGTAAAAACTGTCTTCTCTCTTTCTGGAGATTTCGGCACGGACTGAACAGCCGAAAGAACTATATTTTTAAAATCGTGATATTGGTCATCCAATACAGATTCAATAAAGATACTCATTGAGGATAAAGTCGAGCGCAATCTATTTGAACGAGAAGAACCAAATTGGAGTTCTTCTTTTGCATAGGTAAAAAATGATATTAAATCAAATTTTTTCAACTCTATAAAAGACAAGTTGTCTTGTTCTAAATATAGATATGAAAAGAACATATCCAAATCTGAATTATATCCTTTGACAGTAGTAGGAGACGCAGATAGGCTTTTGTGTTGTAGAAATTGTTTCTGTAATTTTAAATTTTCTGGGTTTATATTCTTCAAGGTATCTTTAGTTACGATTATCTTTCTAAATGTACTCCGTGACATTGTAGTATCTCCCTTTCTATTTTACATTTTTCCATGTTTTATAATTGACTATACTTGATATAGACCTGCTATTTACAACAAACATTTTTGAAAGTTGTTTTTGGGTGTATTCTCCAGTTGCATACAGCCTTCTTATCTTTGTAACTTCCCACTCTTTCAGCTTAGACCCGTTACTCATCTCCCCTTGTCTGTTCTTTGACATCTCTAACTTGGTTTCTTCAGAGTGAGTAATAATTCCTTTACGAGACTTAGCTATCTTGTCCTTTGTTTCTTGAGTTCTAACTTTACCCCAATTTGGACACGCATCTCCTTTTCTTCCCCACATCCAGTGAAGTTCCCCTGCTCGCAACCCCTTCTGAGACTTAGACATTTTCTTTTTGGTTTCTTTAGATGCCTTTCTCCCTTTGGCTTTAAACGATATTAACTCTCTCGTCTCATCCGAATGCGTTCTTCCCAACATAGGATTGAATGAATTTTTTCCAATATTATAATCTATACCCCATCTAACAACATTATCTAAGTACCATTGTTCTCTGGGGAACACTCCATCCTTAGACGTTTTTTCAACTATCTCAAATGTAAAGTTTTCCTCTCCATACTTATCCCAAGCTCTCTGGAGATGTGGGTTAGCATGACTGCTGTTCGTCAACGTCCTATTATGCTCATACCATCTTCCAGATATATCAATGCTCCCACCATAATAACACTTCCCATTAACTAAATTTACAATCTTATATACACCACAGATTTTCTTTTTAACCATTATAAAATTCCTTCCATTTTTAAGTAAGTAATTCCTGCACCAAGAGCATCTGATTCATCATCATTTGAAAAACTAATTTCTGGGAACATTTTCATCAATGCACCCTGCACCACATATTTTTTCGCATGTCCGTGTCCAGCTATCTCTTTCTTTATTGTATTTGCGGAAATGAATATGGGTTCCATTTCTGGAAGACCATATCTAACTATTCCTAATGCCCCCATAATTGCCATAGTGGAATCCATATGTCTCATAAAAGGTCTCTCGATTATCAATCTGTCTGGTTTCACTTTATCTCTAAAATAGAGCATTTGATTATAAATCAC